TAATAAATGCTGCGACAATTAAAAGTAGTAGTAGTTTGCTTTGTTTGGAAAGCATAGTACTACTATGGTATAGATATTTTACTAAGCAGTGCGCATCTTATAGCGCCGCGCGCATCTGTGCAGCATCAAACTCTACTGCATCGGCCCATCCCTCGGATAATCCAGCACGAGCGGTTTGAGCAGGTGATAAGAGCATTCCTTGAGAGGGAAACGGGGCAACTCCCATTGCGCCTCCATGACTACGACGAGTACGACGGCTCTTCTTTGATCGCTTAGATCGCTTTGAGCGCTTTCCACCTTTCTTGCCGCTACACTTAGACCGCTTTGAACGCTTTCCACCTTTCTTAGAACGCTTAGAACGCTTAGAACGTCTTCGACGACCCTTACCACCCTGCTGGTCTCTTAATCCAGCAATATCATTAAACGCTCTATCAATTCCACCCAACATGGCAGAACCACGAAGCTGTCCAGCTAATGCTGAATTATCAATGGCATCCAGTGAAGTAAGCGCTAACGGAGTAGCACCTCCATGCTGTCCCTTGTGATAACTCAAAAAATCAGCACCTTGAGCCAATGCCTGATCTTGCAATTGGTAGCTTAACGGCGCACCCTGAAAAGGTTCCGCGCCACCATGACGACGTTGTTTACGAGATCCGCCTTGCTTACGATTCTTGTGTGATTTCCGGAAACGACTCATTTCTACCATAGGGCGGTATTTTATTTCATTCCGGATGAAAGGCATAAAATAAAGTACTAGACTAGAATGAACCCGCAACAACCGCAACAACCGCAGCCCAAACCCCAATGGACCGATGCCATTTCAAATGTTGTCGTATGTGACTTTTATTACATCTTCTTTGTTATCTTTGCTATCTTTGCCGCTATTTCCGTATTGGGCGGAATCTACATCTTTGCCACCACGAAGATGCCCTTCTCCCAATTAATCGGTGTCTTCTTTAACATCATTCTTACGGGAGGTCTATCCGCAACCAGCGCTCTCTTTATTTATTTGATTTGCGACCGATCATTGCAGCCGAAGTATGATGGATTCCAAGGCGCAGAAGGATTTGCGGAAGCTGCTGCCAAGAAGGAGGGCTTCAAGGAAGGATTTATGGCTGCGAAAAAGGCTGAAACATCTGGCTTTGCCAATCATGAAGGATTTAATCAAAGCAATGAATTCAAGGACATGTTTGTAGATGTTCCTGAAGGATATGAAGAACATAACCCTCTTAAGAAAAAGTAAACTTAGTATTCTGCCGCTTCCTGAAGGGAAGCCAAATTAACCTTGCGCTTCTGAATTGCACCCCCAACAATATACAATGAGTTCTCCGTAAGGACAATAAAGTCCTCACCAACTTTGTACAGCTTCTTCACAAGAGACGTAAACTCATCCTTGGATTTCACCAAGATGCGTTCTTTCGTCTCAGGATCCTCACCTAAAAATGCCTTACTATTACACGAATCTCGGTAATAGTCAAGCATAATGGCACGGTCTTCATTAATTGCAAGCTTAGCAGCTTGCATCATTGTTTGAGTGGAGGGTAATAGTTCCGTAGGAGCAGATTGAGCAGCAGCGGCTTGTGCGGGTTTAGGCGTAATGACTGTATTTGCAACCGGAGCGCTCATAATTCTGTCAGTATGGTACAATTCCTTTTTAATCATGTAACGCGTTTATTACGTAGTTATAATACGTTATATAGTTCTAAGCATCCGTATTAGGGAGGTAAAAGATTTCATCATAATACTCGTCAAACACTCCATTTAAGAAATCATATGCCACATGAATCTGCTCTAATCGGCGTGCCCCCGTAACAATAATTCGGCCCGTTCGAAAGATGCTAATCGTAATCCGCTTGCACTGCCCATCACCATCTCCTGTACCTTGTCCCTTACAGAAGTTTGTGCAACAACAGACTCCATTTGTATTGTTCGTATTGTAGAAGAACTTTGTGTTGATACCTTGATAAATCGTCTTCTCCAACATACTGAACAAATTGTATTCCGTAATCAAGATCTGATGTAACGCCTCTTGATTAATGAATTTATCAATCATATAATCTGTATTAATGAGCTGTGTAGACAATCGTTCAATCCGTGGTTCGGCTGTAAATGGTGACTCGGGAAGCATCTTGATTTGCTCCAGTAACCACTCAATGGTTTCCCGTGCAAACTCCTCTGACATCACACCCGTCATCTGAATCCCTCCATTCCCAAAGAGCTTAATATTGACTTGCTTCCAGGTATTCTGAGGGAGTTTACGACGTACAATAATCGTGGACTGATTAAAGAATGCCTTTGCAGTGCTCTTGCGATTTGTGAAAATGTCCTTGTGACAGTGACCCATCACCTGCTTCTTATGCTCGAACTTCAAGATTCCCTCTGCGGGGAGCCAAATGGGAATTAAGGTAGGACGTACGAGATCAAACAGACGGTCTAAATTTACTGCCGTTCCCCAGTGCGCAGTAATTACCATTGTGGATACACGAAGGCCGGTCTTTTTATAAGGTGCAGCCGATTCATAAGGTGCATCGGCTATGCCTTGTGACTCGTAAGGTCCTTCGGTTAGAGCCGATTCATAAGGGGAACCCGATTCATCAACATCACTATCAAATTCTTCTTGAGCATGAACAGCTGCCATTGTTTCGTTGCCTTTTAAACTATTGCAAACTCATTTCAAATTTTTGTTTACATTCCATAATAAAACGTACAAGTTGTTCTTCCATCCTGTCAAACAGGATAGTATTATCCGATAACAGTTGATAAATAATATTCAACCGATTCATAAACGCCTCATCTACAAGGCCAAACATGTCCATCAATAGTAAGAGTTCCGTGAGAATCACCTGATAATCAATCGTATCATCTTGAATCAAGGAGATAATCTCACTCGGATGACAATGAATGTACTTCCATATCCTGAGTTCAATCTCGCGCTTTTTAGATTGTTGTCGAAGGTCACCCCGTGTTAAGGCAGTGAACATATCCGTCACATCCTGATTCCTATTCGGTGGATCATAACGAATTTTAAGAAGCCTCTGTCTGAGCTTCGGGTGAATCCTACTCTGTGAATTACAAATGAGAATCACACAGATGTCTTTAACATTTGTATTCAATACTGTCTGTAAAGAGAGTTGTGCCGCTTCTGTTAGTGTTTCACATTCATCCAGAATAAGGAATCGTGGAGCGGTCTCTGTCTCTGTTCGCCAGTCCACTTGAAGAAAAGGGAATACCTTCTGACGAATGGACTCTAAACTCCGCTCATCTGCGGCATTCATGGAAATGCACATCAGGGCCTTCTTTGAACCCCATATCTGGTCTACGAGCCATCGTGCACTGGTTGTCTTCCCCGACCCAGGAGGACCGAAGAGAAGCATGTGTTGGAGTGTCTGGGGATTCTTGAGAAACATGGAAAAACAGTTGCGAACACGTTCGCACCAGAACGAGATGTCGACAGACATCTATTGCTTTTTAGTATGTCTGGAGGCTTTACGTAGTAGCCTTTGGCTTATACGTAGTAGCCTTTGGCTTATACGTAGTAGCCTTTGGCTTATACGTAGTAGCCAGCCATTTATGACAATAATCTTCTTTATAAATAGTAAATAGGACATGGATACATGTGATGATATAAATTATGAAAAGAAAAGTGACATATGTGCAACGCATTTTTATAATACAGATACTGAATTAGGACATGGAGATTATGGAAGTGTATATCAAGCGTGTTGTAATAATGATTGCACTTATGCAATGAAAATAAATAATACTGCCGAGAACAATACTAATAATGTTGAATTAGATTTTGATAATGAAATAGCTATTCAAAATTTATGCGCAGAACATAATTATGCCCTCCCAATATATGAAATTCAAACGTGTGATTCCGATAAACGTAAAGCATTTGTTACTGATCGTTTAGATATATCACTTGATAGTGACTTGTTTTCTTTATCACCAATACAAAATAAACAGATGCAATATATATATAAAAAACTGTATGGTTCTTATATTGTTCAAATCCCCTCTGATCATAAATCATATTCATCACTTAATAAAGAATGGTCTAAGTTATCAACATATACATCTGCTATTCAGTATAATGCATTTTATCGTTTATTGCGAAAAACATTTATTGGCTCTAGTTTAAAAAGTGTATGGAAAGATGTAGAGCCAAAACAATTAATTGATTCATCTTATAATAAACGCCGAAAACTAAAAAGTATTCTTCTTGCATTAAATGTATTAGATGGCATACATAAATTAGGCATTAATCATAATGATTCATACCCTAGACATTTTATGAGAAGACAAAATGAAGAGCAGTATGTTATGATTGATTTTGGTAAAGCATCCAAATTAAATTCTAATACGACACATAATCCAGATATAGAATTATTTAAACAACAAATACAACATAAAGTAGATATTTGTACATCATATTCAGTGTATAACAACGGGAATGATTATATACAAAAGTATCCTATCTCAGTAAATCTTAATTATTTAGTTGAGGCATTGCCAATCATTCAAACCATGGCAACTGCAGATTATTTTACTGTAAATGCTATACAAGAAAAAGTTGATACACAGTTAGAAGAATTCTTTCAGAGATTTTTAGGCAAAAAGGTAAAAAGCTCTACAAGAAGAAAACAATTCAGTCGTTTTAAAAGCTCTACAAGAAGAAAGCAATCCAGTCGTTTTAAAAGCTCTAGAAGAAAAATATAATAATATATTTGTAACCTGCAGGGCAACATAAAGAAATCCGTCCATACCATTCTAAATGAGTGGGCGGGGACGCGGTCGTAAGAAAGTAACAGGCGCAGAGCCTGCAACAACCCGTGCTGGCAAAAAGAAGTTTCCCGTCGTAGCCGTCGTAACACCAGATGGTATTGAAGGGAATTTATTACAGAAAGAGCATCGTCCTCTTATTGTCCATTTGCCCATTCACAGTCGCGATGTTGTCAATCATGATATGCCTATTGTATATGACCCCCAGCCTCCTGGTGAAACTGTTCCATATGATAGCTTTAATCCCTTTCAGGATGATATGGAGCAACTTATATTGGATCCTGTCCCTATTTCTCAACCTGTTGTATCGGAAACTCATGCAAAAAAAGAGGTAAAAGAAACAAAGACAGAGGCGATTGATTATTATACGCTGAAAGGGACTATGCTTGTTCAATTCAAAGACAGCTCAGAAGTGAAACAGATTCCCATGACATCAGATGCAGCATGTCTATGGTGCTGCCATACCTTTGAGCATCGTCCTGTTGTTCTTCCCATTCGGGATACGGGAGAACATATTGAAGTCATGGGGAATTTCTGCTCTCCTGAATGTGCTGTTGCCTATCTGTTTGATATGCGTCAGGATTCTCATACGCGTTGGGAGCAACTATCACTTCTGTATCGGATTTATGGGCAGGTCTGTAAGGGACGGATTCATCCTGCACCTGCAAGGACTGTGCTGAAACTATTTGGTGGAACTCTGTCCATTGAGGACTATCGTCAGCTATTACAATCACAGAAGGTGCTAATTGATGTTCATTTGCCGCCGATGGTTAGTATTCTGGCGACGATGGATACGAAACCGATTGATTTCTATGATTCAGGGCTAACCAGAAACGTATTAGATACAGTTCATGAACGGCTGCAAAAGGCGGAAGAGGGTTTGCGCTTACGCAGAACGAAACCGTTGAAGGCATGGGAGAGTACGCTGGATGCTTGTATTCAATTTCGCATTAAAGCGTAATCATGATTATGCTTTAATGCATTTATGTCGCTACGCGATAAAACCAGGATTAAAGTGTAGAATTAAAGTGTAGAACTCATTAAAAATAAAAATTGATAATCAAAAATGTGATTATTATAATCAGAGCCTTACCATGATGCAAACAGTGAATGCGAGCCTTATGAAAGCCACGGTCCAAGATATGCAAACGTATTTGCATCACTTGGAGCGCTTGTTGGGATTGGATTTGCAGGCAAATCCACACCGATTAAATTTGCACGCAAATCTACATCAATCCGTTTCATATAATATGGAGCAGCCTCAGAATGAACAATCCGTTCTGGTAACACATCTTGAACGTCTTTCACAATCTATTCATGGATTGGATCGAAAGATTGATTCGCATATGACCGCAATTTCAGAATTATCAAATCGTATCGCACAAGTGGAAGAATCGCAGCAAGAATTACTCGCACAATCTAATAACATTCCATGCATAAATATGAATAATGGTTATCAGTATGATTCTCCATTGTTATCCGCCACGATTGCAGATGATTGTACATTGTTATCCTCTTCAGCTGATGCCATCTTCTCATCAGATTCTATGCAAAGTATTACTGTATGCAAGATGGATGCACCTGTAAATGAAATTATTATTCCCTCTGTTGCAGAGGTACCTATTGTAGAGGCTCCTGTTGTAGAAGTTGAAATTGTTCAGAA